TAGGAGATTTAATTAAAAACGGAGCTATCGAAAAAGCTTACCTCCATAAAAATATAAAAATGTCTAATAAGAAGAGTGTAGAAAAAGCTTTATTTAAAGATAATAATAATTTCAACACTCCTAAAGAAATTATAAAAAGAGCTATGAATCATATATATTATGGTCCTTGGACTGAAGGATTCAGCGTCTCGTTAAAAGGAAGAAAAATAGGTTCTGAGCGTTCGCTGAACCCTGCTAATACTGATATAGATGTAAAAAGATTAGACGGTCCTCAAGGATTAATACATGAATCTCATGGGAGTTTTGACATAGCCGCTAACTCATTAAGAAAAATATTTAAAGTGTCGAACAGAGCTAAGATGGCAAAATATATTGACCAGTTAAAGCCTGATGGCACTCCTAAAACTGGAGTAAAGCTTACGGCTGGTAAGCCACAAAAAGTTTCTTTAGCTGGAAGTAAAAACAAAAACATAAATGTTGAAGATACCATAGGTAATAGTACGCCTGAACAATTTAAAGCTTGGTTAGAGTTCAACGCTGGTGGGAAACAGGGTGCCGCTATTAAATTTAAAACAGACCCCAATAACCCTAACATTGTTTATTTTTCAGATAGTCATACTTCTAAGTCTAAGGAGTCTGGAGGGGTTAATGATTTTATAGCAATAGATTTTAAAACAAACGATGTTTATACAATGATTTCTGATAAGCATGATATGTTCGCAAATTTAAATCCAGTTGGGGGTAGCTCTCGTTTAACTATTGCACCTGTAACTAAAAGAAATTTCAAAGACCCTAAACTTAAAGGCACACACAAACAAAGAAATTACCAAGCTGAAGCAAAAGCAACAATTGATATGTTAAAAAAATATAAGTTAGAACTTCCAAAAGAGGGCTTAACTATGAAAACATATGACCCTGTAACGGGCTTAATTTCTACAGGAAAGAAAACTGTTTCTATTTTAGGAAAAAGCAAAGTAACTATAGATACTCTTAAGCAAGTTGCGAACGCGAAGAAGATAGAAAACGTAAATGGAACGTGGAAAGTAGATGGGAAAACGATGCCCAAGGGAATACTTGATGGGGCGGTTCATGTCAATCAAACTACTTTAGCGCACTTTGCTGGTAAAGCAACGGCAAAAGATTACACAACATTAGCTCGAAGATTGGGTAAAATGAGTGTAGCATCAGGAGTTATTATGGGAAAAGACATAGAAGAATTTCAAAGAAAAGGCGCGGTGTTGGGTGGCCTTCAAAGAAGTAAGGTAAATGCACTTAATATTTCTTAACGCTGCTGCCACTAAAGTTAAAGAGATTTTAACGGAGGAGAACGCTGAGAAAGAAGAAACAAGTCTTAGAGTTTTTGTAAAGGGCGGAGGATGTTCGGGGTTTCAGTATGGCTTTTCATTTGATTCTAAAAATGAAGAGGATGTAGAAGTAATAACCAATGGGGTTGCTCTTATTGTAGACCCAGTAAGCTTGCAGTATTTGAATGGGTCTGAAATAGATTATACATCTGACGACTTTTCGTCACAGTTTGTTATTCATAATCCGAATGTTCAAGCGACCTGTGGGTGTGGTAGTTCTTTTGCGGTTTAAAAAGGTGACAATAAATGACGTACAAATATTTTACAGAGGCTGAGTTAGCTTGTAGCCACTGTAATAAGCAGGGTATTAACGAGCAGTTCATGCTAAAGATAGAGAGCTTGCGAGAACAGTTAGGCTTTCCGTTTATTGTGACCTCTGGATACCGCTGCGAACAGCACCCTATAGAAGCTCGTAAGACTGCTGCAGGGGCGCATACTACAGGCAGGGCGATAGACATCGCAGTTTCTGGAGAGAACGCCTACAGGCTCATCTCAGGCGCTCTCAGGGCAGGGTTCACAGGGGTTGGTGTTAACCAGAAAGGACGCTCACGATTTATTCACCTAGACGATATTGAAACCTCAACTACAAGGCCCAGACCGTGGGTATGGAGCTACTGATGCTTTTGTACACAGAAAAACAACTTGAAGATTTATACAAAATATATGCTCAACACCAGAACCGAAACGGCGTAGCCTTCATGAAGCTCGAAGACTTTAGAGCTTTGTTTGAAGAAATGTTAACAATCGTATTTGATGAGACTGATGAGTGGGAGGAGGTGGACGATGATTCTTAATGCAATACTAGGACCGATAGGCGCTATCGCCTCAAGTTGGTTAGACGGGCGAAATGAAAAGATAAAGGCTAACACGCGAGTCAAGATAGCTATGGCTGAAGCCGAAGCTGTTGTGATGCAGAAAAAAGCCACCGGAGAAATAGATTGGGACATAGCACAGGCCAAGGCTAGTGAAGATTCGTGGAAGGATGAATGGCTTACGGTAGTGTTCACGCTTCCTCTAATTCTATTACTATTTGGAGAAGAGGAACGAGTTAATAACTTTTTTCTGGCGTTGAGCAATTGTCCTGAGTGGTATCAGTATTTACTAGGAACAATTGTTGCAGCAAGCTTTGGATTTAGAGGTGCTTCAAAGTTTATGAGTAAAAAATGAAAGACCTACCTATTGTTGAGGTTCATTGGGGAGACGCTTGGGTTGACACAAAAGACTGTACGCTCGACGAGGCTAAAAAGTTTTCTCCGGTCTTACGAAAAACAATAGGATATTTAATTAATACAACAGACGAATGTATTATACTTGCTACAGACATTTATAAAGAAAGTAAATCTCTTGAAATTGAAAAGAATACTATTAATACTCCAATGGTAATACCTTGGGGAATGGTGATAGAGTGGTATGAAATTTCTTTTTAAATCACTACTAATCTTCTGCACTTTGTTAAGCGCACCATTGATAAAAGCCGATACGGAACCGGAGAATGCGCCGTGTTTACTGTTTTGTAATTTAATTGACGTACCCTCGTTAAAAGATAACACGGAGCCAAACAAGATTCGATGTCTGACAGATAATATTTATTTTGAGGCAAGAAACCAAAGCACCGCTGGACAACTTGCGGTTGCCGCTGTTACTTTTAACCGAGTGGCATCAGAAAGATTTCCAAATTCTATATGCGAAGTAGTTTTTCAAGGTTTAACACACGAAGAGACAGGTCGTCCTCTTAAAAATAAGTGTCAGTTTAGTTGGTACTGCGATGATAAGCCTGATAGTATTGGAAACCTAACTGTTTATTTTAAAATTTCTCATCTTTCTAAAACACTGGTAAATTCTATAAATGAAAGAGTAGATATTACTGATGGAGCAACACACTACCATCATCATTCAATAAGCCCAACGTGGTCAAAAAGTATGACAGAAACTGTGCGAATTGATGAACACGTTTTTTATAAGGATTCAAAATGATAAAGACTAAAAAGAAAGACTCACGTTTAACCAACGCTGGAGTTTCAGCCTTTAACAAGGCCAAGCGAACTCCCAAGCACAAAACAAAGTCTCATGTTGTTGTAGCCAAAGAAGGCGATAAGATTAAGACTATACGCTTTGGACAGCAGGGTAAGACAGGAGACAAAACAAAAACAGCGCGGTCAGATTCTTTTAAAGCCCGTCACGGAAAGAACATAGCCAAAGGAAAGATGTCAGCGGCTTACTGGGCGAATAAAGTAAAATGGTAGGTAAGTATTTAATTTTAAAATTAGCACACTCTTAGTGCAAAGCACTTAGTTCTTTCTCTAAATGGTTATGTAAACTAGATAACCTAACCCCCGCTTCCTTAAGTATCTTCCTAATAAAAGGAGCATCGTGTTTATCAAACACAGCAGAAATTTGTTCTATTGGAAGCTGTTTAAATTCAGTCATCAAAGTACCTTTCCTATCAATGAAAACTTTAAATGAAATTATATTTCCTTCTTTTTCTATCATGCGAAGTTTACCTTTTCTAAGTTGCCCCGTAACCCAGCCTTCATGTACGAAGTTGAACGCCCTTCAAAGAAGTTCTGGTGTTCGACTCCTAGTACATCATCCAACCAGTTCAGGGGATTGTTTTTTACACCATAGTTAGGCTTCAACCCTAACTGTAGCAGCCTACGGTCAGCTATATATCGAATATAAACCAGCATTTCTTTTTTAGAAAGCCCTTGTATATCTCCTTGAGCAAAGACCAAATCTAAAAACTTATCTTCTAACTCCACCATTTCTCGACACGCTTGATATATTTCTTTCTTAAAATCATCAGTCCATATATCTATATTTTCTTGTATAAACTCTCTAAAAAGCTGTGTCATTGCTTCAACGTGTAGAGACTCATCCCGAATACTGTAAGTAATTATCTGTCCCATCCCCATCATCTTTCCAAATCTAGGAAAGTTCAAAAGTATTATAAAGCTACTAAATAACTGAAGCCCCTCGGTGAATCCACTATACACAGCAAGAGCTTTTGCAATACTTTTCTTATCCTTAACGGCTACCTTAATTGTATTAATATACTCATGCTTGTCAGCCATTGCCTCGTACTCCGCGAAAGCTTTATACTCTGTTTCAGGCATACCTACCGTATCTAATAATAAACTGTAGGCGTGTTGGTGTATACTTTCCATGTTTGCAAACGCACCCATCATCATTCGAGCTTCTGGCTTTTTAAATATTCGCATGTATCTATCAACATAACCAGCCCCGACATCTACATCAGACTGTGTAAATAATCTAAATATTTGTGTCAGTAGGTTCTTCTCGGAAGTGCCTAACTCCTGCCAATCCTTAACATCGTTATGTAATGGTACGTCCTCTGGAAACCAGTGCATTTGATTTTGCTGTACATAGTAATCAAACATCCAAGGATGGTCGAAAGGTTTATAATAATCTCTTGTTCCTAGTAAACTCATTTGTAGTTTTATCCTCTCGTTATCCTTCGCAAGCTAGGCAATCTACTTCTGAAAGATTTATGCGTGGTATTTTTATGTTAACATTTTCTGTACTACGAGCAGCCTCAGAGCGTAGATAATAGAGTGATTTTAAATTCTTAGCTCCTGCCCAGTGTACATCATTAACATACTGTAGAAATTCATCATGAACTTCAGGAGGTTCTGTTGCCTTTGGAGGGGAGAAGAACAGGTTAACACTTTGACTTTGACAGATATATTGCTGCCTGTGGTGAGCGTGTTCTATAACCCATATTTGATTTATCTCAGGGGCAGTTTTAAACACTTCCTTTTCTTCATCACTTAAAAAATCTAAGTGTTGAACAGAGCCTAGATGCGCTGCAATGTCAGTCCACGTTTCCTCAGTGTTTTTCTTTTTAGACTTTAAAAGTTTTTCTAAATGTCTATTACGAACCTTATACGAACCCGTTAAAGTTTTGTGCGTATATACGTTAGCCCTTGACGGCTCGATACTAGGACTTGCTCCGTCACATATAATACTAGAACTAGCGTTAGGGGCAATAGCAAGAAGATGAGCATTGCGCTTACCGCTACCCCACATATCAGGTGATTCGCCCCTTTCAGCGCCCAGTTTAATACTAGCTTTTTCAGCTTTTCTCTTGAGTAATCCGAAAGCTCCGTGGTTAAAGCTGCTGGCGTACATACTCTCGAAAGGAATGTTATTAGCTTGTAAATAACTGTGAAAACCCATCGCCCCAAGACCAATTGAGCGTTCTCTATATGCTGAATAAGCTGCTTTTCTGTAACCATCTTTGTCCTCCTTTATATAATTTTTAAAACGTTCTGGACCTGCTCTGTATGGTCCCAACTCATCTGTGTTTACCGTGCTGTCAATAAAATTCTGAAGTACATTATCTAACATCGTAACTAAGTCTTCAATAAAGAGTTCATCTTTGTTCCACTCGTCAAACTTCTCTAGGTTTACGCTTGATAAACAACACACGGCTGTCCGGTCTTCGTTTGTAGGCAGTGTTATTTCGCTACATAGGTTGCTTTGTTTTATTTCTAAGCCCAACTCTTTCTGTTCCTTGGGCAGCGCGTCATTACAATTATCTATATTTATAATATAAGGCTCACCCGTTTCGGCTCTGGTGTATATAATCTGCCACCATAAATCTCTAGCACTCACACTTCTAACTGCCGCTTTAGTTTTCGGGTCTATCAATCTCCAATCTTCGTCGGCGCTTACCGCATCTAAAAATTCGTTAGTTATGTTAACTGCGTTATGAATATTTAAACACTTACGATTTAAGTCACCGCCAGTGGTTTTTCGCATGGCAATGAACTCTTCAACTTCTGGATGGCTTATATCCATGTACGCTGCGTAGCTTCCTCGGCGAGTAACACCTTGATTGAAGGCTATCATTTGAGAATCTACTACATGCATGAAAGGGATAGAACCAGAAGATTTACTACCGTTAGAAGTGCCAGTACCATTACTCCTAACAGCGCCCCAATATCCACCGATACCTCCACCTGCGCTTGCAAGCCAAATGTTTTCAACGTAATGCTTAGCCAAACCAGCCCTTGAATCAGGAACATAATTAAGAAAGCAACTAATGGGAAGACCGCGTGAGGTTCCCCCGTTAGAAAGTATAGGGGTGCTAAACATAAACCAGCAAGCACTTGAGTAATCATAAAGTCTTTGTGCAAGAGCATAGTCAGTATTCCCTTTGTACGTCGCGCCAAAGACCGAAGCCCTAGCAAAAGCTTGTTGAGCATATTCTTCTTCCTCCCAAAAATATCTGTCTTTTAATGTATCAATTGAAAATTGACTTAAACTACTCTCCCTGTTCAGGTCTATCTGTACTCCTAGATACTCCTGTATTTTTAATGTCATATTTATTTTCCCTTTTCTCTCTGTTATATTTCTTTGATTTCTGTCTGTTACGAGACTTCTTATTTTTATTAAACTTAGCGGTTCGTTCCGCTTTGTGTTCCATGTCCATCAGCTTTCTCCAACGTTAGCTTATTTGTATAAAAAGTTAATAGTCTTTCTTCATACCACTGAGCCTTCAATAAATCTGAGAGTGGTTTTTGTTTATAGCGAAACCGCCAACGATATTTTAAACTATTACCACGTAAGTAACCAATATATTCTTCGGGGGTTAGCATAGCTTCTATAGCTTCTATACACTCCACCTTTCCTGTATTATAGTGTGGTGGGCTATTGACTTCTCCTAATAATACTGCATTATCTTTATCGAAGTTATTTTTCATATGTCTTTACTGTCCTCTGCTATGTTTACCCACTCATCTGGTAAGCTAGACTCAGTATACCATCTAAACTTATTAGCTGTAGCCCACTCACCGTGAGTTCTTTTTGTTCCGTCTTTTCTAATTGTGGCGGCTGGCATTGGTGAAGAAGGGTTTGCGAATAGAAAAACTAATTCGGTATTCGCTGGTAGTTTTTCTCGAATCCATTTATACTTTGAATACTCTGCGTGGTCCCAAAACCGACCCTTTGATTCTAACAGAATTATCTTGTTTTGTAAAGTCCTTACGAAGTCTGGTTCATAGAAATGTTCTACCACGTAATTTACTTTCTCCGTGTGGTGTTCCCAATCTTTAAGAAGTGTGTCGTGCAAGGTGTATTCCCATGCGCTGTCGTAACCCTGTACACGCTCTTGACGAGGGCGCTTAACTCTGGGTTTACGTTTCATGATACTTCGTTAATGTAATACGCTTCCAGAATCTCGTAATACTTCATGTTCTCTGCCATTTATAGCCTCCATAGTAGCCTCGTGTAAGAAAAGTAATTCTTCTAAACTAAATTGCTGTCTCTTCAGTTTAAAGTTCGCTGCAAAAAGAGCTACGATATGCTCGATAGGGTGTTCTTCCTCTTTGTCATTAACCATTTTAAATCCTCCAATGTAATAGCATCTAAAATTTTTCCTTTCTTAAGTAATTTCTTGATGTTTTGTTTAGCCCAACGCTGTGTGTAGAAAGATAAATAGTAAGTTCTTTTCGCTACAAAATATCTATCTTTAGGGAGTAAAGTTTTTAGTTTAGAGGGTGTGATATTCTTAGCCTCTTCTTCGGAGACTAAAGTTTTTAACCACTCAAGCAATAAGCTATCTACTTTCTTGTTTATTCTTTTAACTATTCTTTTTCTCAAGGTGTAACCTCTTCAACTTTTGGGAGCGTCGCTACACTAGTTAAATATTCTATACCTTTAGCATACTTAAACATTCTAAGACCTTTACCATCGTTAGTATCTTTGTTACATTCTATTTTATGTGAGCAATAAACACAACCGAAAGGAAGTTTCATGTTTCCTTTCACACCAGCCGCTACAGGTTTGTAACACTTCTCTGGAGGTTCATTAAAATTAACTAGAACCTCTACCAATC